GGAAGCGATCCGTCGATACTGCCGCGCCGCCGTTGACGCGCGCAATCGGGTTGCCGTTCTGGTCGTAGAGAACAGTACGAAGTGCTTTGCTGGTCGTGTCGACGTCGGCAAGGGTACCGGACGTGCCGCCTTTAACGTCAACTGCCACGAGTCAATCTCCTACTAGTTGTTCCAAACCCAAGCCACGGTCCATAGTCCGTAGGCATTGTTATTCATAGCCGCGCCGTAAATAGTGAACCCAGTCCCGGCGACCACGTTACCGGCCATGATAACAGGACCATCCACTACGTGTTCATCGATCGAGTGATCAGCAGTAGCAGCGGGCATGAGCCACGCGTCAACTGCCGCACCAGACCCGATGCTACCCTGTCCAGTGATATCCAACGACACGTTCGTGTTGCCGGGGAATGCACCAAAGTCGATAGTCGTGACACCCTGCGTGGCCATCTATTAGACCGCCTGCGGGAAGCCGATGTCGAAGGCCGGGAGGCTGAACGCGTTACCGTTGGTCACTGCCTGTGAAGCTGCCAGAGCACCAGTCGCCATCAGCGTTGTACCAGCTTTGGTGATCGCCCAGTGGGTCGCCGTGCCTGTTACTGTGACCGCGCCATCCGTGAAGGCAGCGACAGTAACTTTGCGCCCCGTCGGGGTGCGTGCCGCAGGAGCGCCAATGCTGAGGGCCGTCTTGTTACCCAGCGCGAAAGTCGAGGAAGCTTGGGTGTAGTTCGTAGCTTCGGCGTTCGTGATGTAAAGGGTCGTAGTGGCCGTATCGAGTTCCGACAAGGCGAGGTCGAAGATATAGTCTGCGATTGAGGCCATACGTTAGCTCCACCTAGGGATTAGTCAAAATCGCCACGGACCTTGAACTTAATCAAGTCATACACCGTCTGAATACCTGAGGCAAACGTTATTTCTACCTCGCCCTCGAACTGGCCGGGGGTGGTTAACCCCCCGCTAGTGAAGTCTGTTGCGGCCTGCCCGCCGACAGCGTTTATGGTGGTGCACACCAGTGTGGCTGTCAAAGTCGTGGATCCGACCTCACGAATCTTGATACGGACCGTGGCCCCGGTCAGGTTGATGGGGGCCCATGAGGTTTCATCCCCAGCATCGAGCGTACGCCCGGCTGCAGCAGTATTGCGATCGCGCAGCGTGAAGATCATGTAGGGGAGAGTATCCCCTGCCACTAGGTTAAGTGTTTGAGAGTATGCCATTTTACTTAACCTTGTTTAGCATACAGAACGCTTCGTAAGTGTCGTTGTGCTCCACATAGTCCCGTAGGAATACCGGCTCGTTCTGAGTCAGGTAGTCCAGCGTAGCGTCATGCTCAAACCAAAGGATCTTGTCCTTGGTGCAGTAGTCGTGGATCAACTCCGGAGGAAGCCGCTCACGGTGTGTGGCGCACCCACTTACGAGCATGATCGCGAACATCGTCAATAGGTAGCGCATCGACTTTGGTCTCTATGTCTGCAACGACCTTTGCGTCGTCTGTGATGGATTTGGTGATCGTGTTAGCCACGATCACCTCCTCCTTGAGTTCTTTGACCTTGGCTTCAGCCTTGGCCTTTTTCTCACCGCGCGAGAACACGTACCAGACAAGAACCAAGGCTCCTACCGCCATAGCGACGAAGCCTTGGATCTTAGACCAGATGGCACTAAAGAAGGCCATTACTTGAGGGCTCCTCGCAGGCCAATACCGAACAGGCCGAGGTTGACCAGCATCGCCGGGCTAGCGCCGGGGGCGAAGATCTCGATCAGGGCAATAACCTGCGTCCAGCCAAGCGTCTGGGCGAGGGCCAGAATAAGCCCGAGAATCAACGGAGTAACAGACGCCCACCAAGTCACCGACTTGGGGCGGATGTACTTTTCCCATTCAGAAGCCACGGGCACATCAGCGGCCGGGGCGGTTTCGTCAACCATAGGTAACTCCCTTACTAACTTACTTGATATTGTTTATCACAGGTAGCGGCCTTGTCCAGTCCCCGTCAAAGACGGAGTCATCAAACAGGTCGAACATAGGCACGTTCGCCGTAAACGGCGCAGCGATACCTTCCCACTGGAAAGCTTCCATAGTCGTTAACCCGAGAGAGAACGGGCCAAGAACACCCGACCGCTGGAAGATTTCCCACGCGTACTGGCCAGTATCCATACGTGAAGTCATGGACGCTGTGGGCTCGATGCCGGGGATAACCAGCTGCAGCAGGAATTTGAGCCATTCACGCGAAGCCAGACCCATCATAGTAAGAGGCAGGATAGTCGCGGCCATGAGTAGAGCCGGGCCAGCGGCCTCTGCGATGCTGCCGGTTTCGCCGTAACGGTTCCGGATCTCGCGGCCCATACCTCCCATGACAGTCTTGCCAAAGCCGTAGTAGTAGGACTTCAGCTGCCAGATCGCTTGGAAGTACGGGCTGGACGCCCACGTCGGACGCTGTGAAGCGTCTGGGCGGATGACCGCTTCGTCTGCAAAGCGCGCGATCGCGTCACGGATCTTCTCGCCGTTAGGGGTAGACATGTCGTTCCCATTGGCGATCCACGTCTCTACGTCTGCCTTGGTTAGGCCGAGTTCGGCTAGCCAGCGGGCATGCTTCACTGTATCGAAGTCTTCGCGAGTTGCCGTACGCACGATGAACTGGCGGCCCATACCAACCGCCATCGTGCGTGAGAACCGTGTGAAGAATTCCAGACCGGTAGCGCGGAAGAAGCCGTTCATCATCGAGCGAGATAGGTTGTTTGCGTAGTCCAATTCGCCGTGGCCAATCATGGCGTGGTCCTGCGACCGCATGGTAACCACACCGATGTCTTCAGCAAAGTTCTTCCATTCCGCGTTCGTCATAGCTTCCTTGGCGGCCTTGAAGAACATACCAAGGTTTTCGAATTCTTTGGCGCGCACAGCGATACCGGACAAGTCGGTGACCGACGTAAGAGCCGCAAACAATAACGTTGTGTACACAGTCCATACGGCCGCGACCGAGTTGAACGCGCGCCACTTGGGGCCGATGTTCTCACCGAACTTACCAAGGTTGGCCATGACAGCGTCATCGACTTGTTGACGGTGTTCACGGGGAATGGAGTTCAATGCGGCGGATACTTTTTCGTATCCACCCAGCTTGTTATACTCTACCTTACGCGTGACGTAGTGCAGATACTGGCTGTTAGCCTTGGCCTGTGGGATCAGCCAGCCATCCACGTCTCCGGGGATTGCTTCGCGGAATGCCTTGGTACCAATGCTGTCAAGCCCGGGACTACGAGCCAGCGCCGGATCCATGCCCGGTGTCAGGCGCATACGCTCAGTGCGTTGACGCCAGAACTCAGTCAGGCCCTTCTCAATATCAGCGTCAGCGCCGTTCTCATCGAGATTATGGATGAAATCCAGCGACGGATCTGAGGAGCCACCGCCAGCCATATTGACGGCGTTTGTGGGGTACTTGGCCCGCAGCGCTACGAGCAGATCCTTGAACGAGTACGCGCCGCGCTTGGCGTCGGCCATCGTTTTGTTGCGGACGACCGTCAGCGCCTGCTGCTCCATGGAGCGGTGGAGCATCTCAGCCGCGCGTTCAAGCGGCCCGGGCGGGATCGCGCCAGTGCTGATATCGTGGTCGACCTCAGCGCCAAGGTTAGCCACAGCGTCGCCAGTATGCGAGATGATCCTACGAGCCATAGCCATAGCCATATCGCGCGTGCCGTTCCATGACGGCTGTGCGATCACCCAGTCTACAAACTGATCTAGGTTCTTGGCAATCTTCTCCGCATCATACATACGCGAACCGCCAAAGTTCGGTAGGCTGTTGACGTCGACCCATTTCTGTCCAGTCACGGGATCAGTAATGTACTTATCCATGATGCGCTTGAAGAACGCACGCACTTCTTTGGCTTCTGGTGTGGACAGGTTAGCGGTCGGGATAGCGTTGTCCGAGGCCTCATTCAGGATGCTCGTGATACGCGGCGATAGCCATTCCTTGTGGGATGAGTGGCGATCGATCCCAAGGATACGCGCCATCTCTGTGTTGAAGCGGTTCTCGTGGAAGATCTTATTCTTGTTCCATCCCATGTCGATGACCTTCTGCGACAGGGTGCCGAAGAAGTTCTTGAGCTCTTGTCCACCACGGCCGTGTTCGGACAGACCCATGAAGTCAGTGCTGGCCTGCAGGATGTTGTGCAGCTTACGGCTGACGTTACCGAAGCTACCAGTATTGAGCATACGCTGAGCAGCCGAAGCCACATTGCGCGCTGCGTTGACAGGCAGGCGGCGGGTGAGATTACCGGCCATATCCTTGATGATCATCTGCGTAACAACAGGCAGATCCCCATTCAGCGTGCGTTGCACAGCGTGGTTCTTGATCACCTCATTCATGTACTCAGCAAAAGTCCACTGCCCTGTCTTGATATCGTTAGGGGTCTTGGCATCATCGGACAAGACCATGTTAGCGTCGCGCCAAGCAGCGGCAGATTTATTGCCAGCGGGCAGACGTGATTCCCACAGGCGGAAACCAAGAGCAGCCGTAACACGCCGGAAGAACTCGCCAAACATCTTGGCCATGTTCTTGAAGTACATGTCAGCGCCGTTCTTCGCCTGCTTGCCTTCGTTATAAACAAAGGTCATGACTTGGTCGGCGTACCATTCTTCGAAGCCATCTTTGCTGGGGCCACCCGGTTCAGTGGCCACAGTATCGTCCTGCTCTTCTATCCGCTTAGCTAAATCAGCTTCGACTTCTTCGCGTGTTGCGCGATAGCGTTTAACGCCATCCGCGTATTCTTGGTCTGGGTCAGTGCCATCAGGGCGAGCTTCGCCATATTGATACGCGCCAGCCAGACGCTTGTTAAGCTCCGTTTCGATTGCTTCTTTAGTAGCTTTCTTCGAAAGGTACTGTGACGGGATCTGAGCTCCAAATCTACGCAGGCGCTCGCGATATGCGTCCCACAGTACGCGTTTGGCCGAGCCATCTTCTTGAATGGCTTCGTATTCCTGACTGAAGATAATGTGACCAATCTCGTGGGCGATCATCGCTCCGATACGGGCATCATCTGGTGCTAGAACAACTTCACCTTTTTTGGTGTGTGTGGTGCGCGGCTCTTCACCGATGAGAATAAGGTTCTGGCTGCCGATGAGCACACGAGCGTTGGTCTTACCGGATTCGAAATCTACAATAGCCGACAACAGTGCAACAGCGTTGCTGGCGTATTTGCCACCTTCGCCGGTCAGCGTGACAAAGTTATCCTTGAGGTGCTGCACTGTCATAATAGTGGTCGGGCGATGGATATTGAACACACCCGAGGCAATACCGATCATGCGCGTGGTCATAGGCCCGAAGTTGCCAAGCAGGCGGATAGCATCGACGTGCTTGTCGACTGTTGCACCCTTCGGGTGGTTACGAACAGAGGTCTGATCACGGGTGGTCGTGACGCCGCTGTTCTCTTTGTCCTTCATCTGGCCTTTGAGAGTGGAGTTGTTGGATGCTTCAAGTAGCAAGCGACTGTAGGTTGTGCTTGACTGCCCGGGCTGCTGTACGGCCGCTTTATGCGCAAGCGCAATAGCCAGTTCTTCGGTCGGTGCTTCTACCTTTATCTCTTGAAAACGCGGGCTGGTAATCGAGACCACGAATTCGCCATTCACTTTTGACAAGCTCATAGCAAACGTGACGTCAGAAGGAATCTCCGGAAGGAGGTGCAGGTACTCGAAATCAGTGCCCGTTCTCAAGGCTTTTTTCAGGGCTTTACCAAAGGCCTTGTTCATACGCGCGTTGCGCGCGGCCAGCTTCTCTAGGTACTCGCGGGCCTCGGTGCGGCGGCCAGCATAGTCTTTCAGCTTGTCTTCGCTGAGCGCAAAGACTTCAGGATCAATAGCCGGATCCGGAGCCGCACGAGTATCAGTGCGCTGCCCCGGAACTATTTTGCCGGTGGGTTTAGGCCTATCGTCTTCGTTCACTGGCTCTGTAAGCTCTGGCTGGTTCACTACTGTAGTGACTTGTTGAGTGGACCCACTACCAGACAGCTCAGACTTGTTGGTCGAGATCTTCGGGCCGTCGCTGGTGGTTTCGAACGGGAGCTTACCCGACAGCAGTTCACCGATCACGGTTGGAATTCCATTGACCGTGGCCACCACTTCATAGAGCGCGCGGCCGTCTTCTATGTCTTCGACAGACTTGAACGGAAGTGCAAAGTTAGGATCCGCGCCGACGCGAATCTGATAACCGCTTTGAGTAAGCGCAGCCATCATGCTCTGTAAGCCAAGCCGCAGCTTCTGCTTCTCAGTAAGACCGTCTCCTTGGACGCTGGTGTTGGTATCAACGTTCAGGCGCACGCCAGCTTGGGCCAGCGCCATAATGCCGGGACGACCGAAACCGCCTTCTGTCTTCGGGGGGTTCCCAATCAGACGATAGGATTTGTCTTCTGCCGCATCGTACAGCCAGAAAAAGCTGGTACCCGTTTGTTCCATCTCGCCGTTGCGGTTTAGGAACCACGTGCGGCCAGAGCGGCGGTCAAACTTCTTGACCATAGCCACAGCTTTACGTACAGCGCGCTTCTCGATCGTGATGTCTTCGGCCACGGTGTCATCGCGCTTCACGATGTGAAGCATACCGCCGGAGGCTTCTTCGATCGTGTGGATCGACTCTTCGTCTTGCCGAACAATCTTCAGTAGATTGATCAGCATCGAGTCCATCATGTACGGAAGGTACTCTTTGAGGCTAGCGATCGAGATGTCCTGAGTGATCAGCTTGAACAGCTCTTTGATAACTCGCAGAGAGTTGGGCGAACGCTCTGATATCTCGACAGGGAATTCCTTCTTTGCGAACTCCTTGCTGATTACTTCCGCGTTGTCGGGTGCGTTACGGAAGCGCTCTTCAATCTTGTCCTGCAACGTCGGTTCGCGGTTCTGATCTTCCGGATCGATGTCCACTTCGCCGCGATCATCGGGCGCGCCAGTGGGCTCCATCTTCTGGAAGGTCTGGTAGTTGTCACCTTCTTCGCGCGTGATCGTGTGTGGGGTAACTTCCTTACCTTTTGCCTTGCCACCTTTGCTTTCGACCGGGATCTTCTTGGTCTTACCATCAGCGGTCTTTTGCTCAACGACAGCAGGCGCGGTGTAGCCAGCGGTCTTCCCGGGGTTCTTACCCTTCGGGTCAACCTTCATGTCTTTGACTGTGGGCGTATTGTTCTTTTTAATTTTGCGCTTAACAGCACGCTGCTCTACCTCAACGGTCGCGGCGCGAATGTTGTTCTTAAGAGCAAACACGACACCATCGTCGGGGCGTTTTCGCGCCAGTTCTTCATTGAGCGCTTGTTGGTGTTCAATCGTAACGCGTTCGAGTTCTTCGTCGGTCATCTCACCGACAGGGCCACTCAGATCAGTGTCACCGTTGATTTCATAATCAGGAGATGTGTGATCCCCCGTGCCGTACTCGCGTTCAAAATCTTGGATGACCTGTGGGTCATTCGAGAGCGGATCAGAAGCAGCTTTAATACGCGCGTCTTCTTCCGCCATAAGTTTTTCAACTTCGGCGTCAGACAGATCATTGACCTGTGCTGCAATGTCGAGAACCGATTTGCTCTCTTTGGATTTTGCGGTCTCGTTCTTTTTCTTCTCGGCCGCGAGCACCTGATCGTCCTGCGCTGCAGACGCGGCGTCGAAGCGATCATAGAAAGACTTCGCCTCTGACTCGGCGTCAACGCGCTGCTTACGCTCTTCGAGTGACTGCTCGACAGGGACTACTTGGATCTCGGCATCGGGTGCCTGCGCCTGCATAGCAGCCGCCGCTTCAGGTACAGCGTCAGGAGTAGTCGTCTGCTCGGCGACTGGTACGCCTTTCTTCATCGCACGTACGACAGTGTCACCCTTCTTGCCACCAGTATCCGCCATGCCGAGCATAGCGCCGATCAGGTTGTTCAGTCTGGTGTCAGTCGCTCCGCTTTTCGCGGCATTTGCTAGAAGAAGAACAGAAGACGGATCGCCGGGCTTATTGGTTAACTCACCAACCATGACCCCTTTGCCGGGCACCCACGCATACTCGAGCGTCTTGTCTTTATGCTCTTCATCGGTCTGCTTCTCGGTGAAGTATCCGTTCTTCTTCAGCATCTCCTGCTGATAAGTATCCAGCGTATTGGGGATATCACTCTCTGCAATCCACACGTGCTCACGCTTGGACGCAGGATCCATCATCTCCTTGAATTGCTGCGCCAGAACCACAGTACCTTCCGGCGCTGTACCACCCTTCAACGACGTGTCATCGACGTTCATGGTGTCTTGATTGACTTCGGCCTCGGCGGCCCCTTCGCGCGCGTTGTCGAGGAACTTCTTGGCTCCACCAAGCACCTTGGACATGATGCCTTCACGGCGCGCAGCGCCACCATCAGCAGGTGGTGGTGTACCAGCAGGCGGCGGTGTGCCAGCAGCTGGGGGAGTGCTGCCCGGGGGAGCATTCGGATCCGGCAAGGTCGTACGATGCGTCGCGCCGATCACAGCAGCGGGACCGCCAGTCGCGCCCGCAAACAGGCCACCCCCAAAGAAGCCAGCGAACGCTGACTGAGCCAGACGCATCTGCGCGTCTTGGTCAGAATACTCAGGGTCGATCGCCTTACGTTGCGCGATAAAGAGACCCTCTTGGATAACTTCCGACCCGCCTTCGCCGATCGCCGCTTCGCCCATGAGCTTACCCATGTCGCCAGCAAAACGCTTGAACACGTTGTCACCGGCAATGCGAGTGCTCTTCTTGAGAGCCATTTTCTTAAACGCGCCGAGAATGTACTTCTCGCTTTCCACGCCGACGACCGCCTGCGGGACGCCCATAGCAAGCGCGCCGAGCGCCTCGCCAAGACCGATATCCTTGCCCGCGTCCTTGTACTCGCTGATAGACTCTCCGGAGCCCATCATGAATTCCTGCGCAAATGCTCCGCGCACAGCGCCCTTTTTCCCGGCCACGAAGAGCGTCTTGAGTAGGCCTTCTTCAGTAGCGTCAAGCGCTTCTTTAGCAACTTTCTTTACGAGAAGATCAGTGACTAGTTTCTGGGCGACCACCTTGCTTCCGACCGACATACCCGCTTTGGTGAGTATGGAGCCGCCGCCGCTGATCAGGGCGAACGCGATAGACTCGAGGGCCGACGGAGCGACCTGTCCGGTCGCGCTGACAGCTTGCGTAAGGAACCCATCAAGCGACGGGGCATTCATGAAATCTTCGAAGCTGGGCATGCCAGACTGAGCAAACGCGGCAGCGGCCTCGGCCATATCAGCGTTCTTCTCGTGCGACTGGACGCCAGCTTTGTTGCCGGTCAGCGTGTCGAGGATGATACCGAAGTATTCGCGGTCCTTATTGATACCCGCCATACCGGCGTCGATACCAGCGGAGAACTGGCCGCCAAGGCCAGACGGTGCGTACTCATACTCGGACGCGCTTCCTTCAACACTAGACGCGATAGCGGCTTGCGTACGCGCGACTTTGTCAAGTGTATTGAGGCCTGCCAGAATAGCGGTAGACTTACGAGATACCGGCTCAGGCGGCGGCGCATCAGGCCCATCAGGCGCATTCTTGGCGACAGCTCCGAGCGACGAAAGGTTAGTTGCCAGAGATCCAGTCGACATAGGTTCCGGCACGTTGTCTGCCAGCGATGGCGCGTTTGCCCCCGCACGAGCTACAGCCCCAGTAGCCGCAACTCGCTGGTTGAGTTCGGTCATAGTATTGGGGTTATACGTTAGGTAATCTGTTGGGGTCTGCAGTGTAGAAAGCGGGGAGGTAGCCCCTCCGGGGAGGACCCCGAGCGAACCAGCCGCCCGGGGTTCAGGCTTTTTTGCGGGGGGTGCTCCATCGTCAATCTGAGACGTCCACTTGGTTGCAAACGCACCAGCCGTGATCTTGGTGGGATCCCCGCCATTCAGACGAATCTTTGAGTCTGGATCTTTACCGCCAACTACATCACGCGCAAGTGCGTCGGGATTTTTGAGTAGTTTAGCTGCGCCATCCGCGCCCTGCTGGTGAGCGAGATACAACTCGCCACCCGTGACAGTGCGTCCCAGCTTTTCTTCAAGTACTTTTTTGTTGCGTAGCGCCAAGCGTGCAGCAGCGTCCGTGGACTTGGCAATGTCCATGCGGTCTGCTTCGGTCTTCAAACCAAATTCAGGTCCTGTGTAATCCATGAACTGGAACGGGCCGCGTGCCGACGATTTCGGGTTAACAAGATTGCGTCCACCGTGGCTCTCGACTGAAGCCATCTCAGCGAGAAGACCTTTCGGCAGCTCAGGATACTTTTCTTCTGCGGCCTTGATCTGCGCGGCGAGTTCCGGGGTGGGCTTATTCGCGGCCATGAATGCTCCTACTTATTAGCCTTGGAATCGGCCTCGTAGAGTTCCCGGCGGCGTTTATCTACAGCTGCAGGAGAGGCATCTTCTCCTTTACCTTCTAGCTCATCTTTCGCGCGCTGACTATAGATAATGTCGTTCATGGTATTCATGGCATCCACGCCGACATAACGTCCCAGTTCCAGTGCACCAATGGTACGTTCTGTGGGTTTGTTGCCTCCGTCACGGAACGGTTCCATAAGGGCGTATTCAGTGGGGCGGCCGTTTTCCCACTTCTTGACACGCCAGCTACTGGCAATCGCCGACATGGTAACGCGGGGTTCAGTACGCATAAACATGTTGGCAAAGCCCTTGGCCCAATCCCAGAGCGGGCTTGCTGCACTACCTTCACCTGCCTGCGCCACAAGTACCTTCAGGAAGGATTCTGCATAGTATGGCTGTGCAGCCACAGAAAGAGAAGTCGTGAAATCTCGTTTGATTTCCTTCCCCATTTGTTCCAGCGCGCTGAGAGCTTTGTTCGACGCAAGCTGCTTGTACTGTCCATTCTCTTCGAGAGTACCCTCTTGGATGTCCTTAAGCCACGGGTTGACAGTGGTGCGGAAGGCCGTGACGACATCCTCTGATTTCTTCCAAGCGGCTTCGCCTAGTTTGTCGGCGTGGTCAGCACCCCACTGCTGAGCACGCAGGTTGTCGCCGTACATGGACGCGTTCGTGGAACGGATGTTCCCGGCGATCTGGGCATCAACTTGAGACCGTTGTATATCGGTTTCAGCCGCCTTAAAGTTCACATCAATCGCAGACTTATCCGGATCGCCAGTTTGGACAAAGCTATTAAGTTTGTCAAACATAGTCATCTTCTGCTCGGGCGTACCGTCCGAGTTAGCCACGATCGCCCAGATGAGTGCGTCCGCTTTAGCGGGCGGGATGTTGGCAAGGTCAGACGCAGACTTGATACCCATGGACTGGCCGTACGCGGCCAGCGCCTGCGTCTGCTCAGGTGTCGGTTGGTCCAGTTTACCACGAATGCTGGCCTTGATGTTCTCCGGAGTCCACTCGAATTTAGGTTCCGGAGTACCGGGCGGGAGGGCATCCATGACAGCCGGGCGCACTAGGTTGCTCTGTGCCGACTTGGCGAACTCAAGCGCAGCAACGAGCTTCTTGCGCTCAGGGGTATCTTTCGGTTTCTCGTCTTTTTTCCCCATGGTGTATGGATTGAAGGCCATAGACCCAGCCGCAAGATTTGAGGGGGCGACCTGTCCTTTATTTGCTTTAGCCGCCTGTGCTGTATCATAATCAGTCAGAGCTTTTTCGCTCTTGGAAACCAGATCAGTGAGACCACTCTTGGTGCCCTCGTAGTCGTAGGACGACTTTGGTTTGAGGTTCGCGTTCTCGGCTTTAGCCTTGATAGTATCTGCGAACGCGCCCTCAGCTTCTTTCCGCATCTTATCCGGATCAAGGCCAATCATGCGGGCCATCTCCGGAAGTTCATCCAGTGATGCACCGTCCACCGCATCAAGGAACTGACGTTTGGCGGCCGCGTCAAAATCCAGTTTGGCACCACCAGAATCAAGGATCCTCTGCGCCATGTTAGCGCGCACGATCTCGCTGAGGTCTGTCTGCAGATGCTGCAGAGTGACATCATTGTGCATACCATCCAATGCTTGGATGCGTGCAGTTGCGGCAGAACTTTTGGCTTTGATGTCATCTTCGCTCATGGTGATGAGCGGATCTTTCGGGTCCGAAGTACCGTTCTGTGTGGCGGGTACTTCAGTGCCGTCTGCTTTCTTGAGCAGCATCATGTAGCGCTTAGGGGGTGCAGCGGGTGCATCAGGCGCAGCGGTGGGGGCTTGGCCCACTTGCGGCGCTTGCGATATTTGCCCCGGCATAAGGGAGATAGGGCCGGGGGCGGAAGACAGAGCTAAGGATCGCTGATCTGCGGGCGAGGCAGGAAGCGAACCCAATCCAGCAGCAACGGGCGGCGCGGCAGGTGCCCCATCAGCCCCCATGCGTGGGTCAATTTCTACGAAACGCGAGAACGTATAATCAGTCTTCTTACCTGTCGCGGGATCGATGTGGTTGATCCAGTCGTTCGCGCCTTTACCACCCATGAAGCGGGCAGCCAGTTCAGGATTCTTCGCAGACATCCCTACGATGTCTACATCAAACTGTTTCGTCTGGTCGTTAAACTTAGCGTATCCGCCGCCGTCAATTTCAGCGAAAAGCGTCCGTGCCGCGTCCTTGTCCAGAATCCGCTGATTAGCTTCGTTGGCCAGAGACGCCGCCTTGGCTTGTTCTGCTACAAGGCCCTCGCGCGCGCGACGGTCCGATGCACTGGCCATGCTGCCGAGTGCGCCCAGAATGCTGTCAGCGACCGTGGATACAGGCATTGTCTATCCTTAGAAGGTGGAAGCGATTTTGGAGCCGATGCTACCGATCGTACCCCACATGTTGATTTTCGACTGTGCCTTGGCGTTGTTATACGCGGTGTCGCGCTGCGTACCTAGGTTAGCCACGGTACCGAGGCCGCTTAGCGCACTGGTATTCACACCAAGGCCAATGTCGATCAGCTTGTCCTGTAGGCTCATGTTGGCGTCGTACTGCGCCAGCTGCGCGTTGTTGATCGCGTCCGAGCTACCAAGAGCACTGGAGTGCTGGATGTTTGCGTTGCGCGCCTGCAGCATATCAGGCGTCATCCCGACGCCGTACCGCGACGCATTACGGTCAGCGATACCGGTAGCGATCCCGGCCGCCTTACCTGAATCAACGCGCGCCTTGTCAATCAGGCTGGTGTCGTTGTTCGATCGCGCGATCAGACTGGATTCGAGACCACCAAAGTTCTTGATGAAGTCGTCGTACTGCTGACGCGTGATGTCAGCATAGATCTGATCAGGTGTCTGGGCTTTGCCCCCTTGTTTGGTGGGCATGTTCTCCGGAAGTTCTCGGACGTTCATTACGGACCCCCGGTGGGCTTGAAGCTATTGAATACGCCTTGGTACCACTCGACGGGCTTGTACTTGGCAATGCCGCCTTCCGAGCCGTTCTCGATCTGCGGAGTGAAAGCCTTCGACCAGTCCATATCGCCAATTTTCCCGCCGTTGGCTGATTGGCCTGCCATCGACGCGTTGTTGTAAGCCCCGGCCGCGCCTGATGCTACGACAGAAGTAAGTGCGTTGAACTTCGCTTGCGCGACTTCTTGGTTGGCTTTCGCACGATCGAGCTGCGACGAGACGCCGAGTTTGGCCGCCATCGCTAGCCCCTCAGACGCAGAACCACCAACCCCACTAGCGCGCGCTAGTACGCTGGCTCCTTCGCCATTCTTCACTTTGAGTGCAGCAGCATGCGCTGCGGCTGCCTGACCCTGCAGAGCCATAGCCCGATCACCAGACGCCGTAAGCGACTCAGCATCACCAAGCGACAGCTTGCTGGTAGTGCCCTTCATGACATCCGCGTTCGCGCGGCTGCTCATGGCATTATCAACTGCGTCGGTCTGTGTGGAAGCCGCGCGCTTGATCAGCGCCGGTTCGAAATTATCTTTCCAGCGGGCCCATTGGCTCTTGGCTACCCCCGAAAGCGCCGTCTCGGAAGCGGTAGGGCCGTAGTCTTTTGCCTTAGGTGACTTACCCATTACACGACTTCCTTCCTGTAGGCCCTGTAATACAGGTCATATCCCTGCTTAGCAAGATAGCGTTCCATGCCTGCGCGCTGGGACCACGTCTCAATGTACTTGCAATCCGTGTGTTTAGCAACCACTTCCAGAAAGGGGAAATACTGACCTACGCCACCTAGCTTGCCACCGAACGAGCAGCACACCCACAGGAAAAGCGTGCGTATTCCTGTGTCTTCGTCCTTGAGGAACCGGGTCACTAGGAAGCCCTCTGGGGTCATCCATAGATCCGCTTCTTCCTTGAGGCACGCCTCGTAGACGTATTCCGCTTTACTATCGAAGCTCGGACATTCCGCAAACAGGGCGTCGAGCGGGGGTTTTACTCGTTCCCACTCGTCTTCAATGTTAGATAAAACGGGTTCGGCGGGATTCATACGGCTTCCGTTCGTAGGTGTTACTTCCGATCCCGCCGTAGTGCACGACCGGAACAACCCCCTCATTAGCCTTGCGAGCGCGCTTCTCAGCGACAACCAGCTGCTCTTGGAACATGGCGTAGTATACAGCGGCCGTCTTGAAGTTCGACCAGTCGCGGTCGGGCATCCTCAGAAGCCGCGAGATCGCGCCATACACGATGGTGTCGCGATAGTCGGTCATGACGTAGTTGCTGGCCGACGTGGAGATGATTGTGGGCTTCAGGATCACGCGCATGAGGTACGCGTTGGTGATCGAGGTCTGCGGCGGCGGGGCCAGCCAGAGCTGGTTCTCTTCGTCCTGACGGATGTAGTACGCGGGCGTGCCGGGATTGTTGCGCCAGTCAGGTGAGCGCTGATCTAGCATACCTGTAGTAACGGGGTCGAGCCGACGGCCGTCCGGGTCCGTTAACGACAAGATGCGATGTATGGACGTATTGGCCGGTGGCTCGAGGTCATAGGCCCACTGCCCTGCTACCGCTGAGATAGGGTCCAGTTCAGCTTGCCAGATTTCGGTCTTCTCACAGAGTTCGATGGTCGCAAGGCGAACGGCCGACTCGATCGTGGGATCGGGGCAGTTACGCGCGAACGGCAGGATCTCGGGCAGGAAGGCGTCGTATGAGATAGCCATCTAGGTTAGCCTTGTGAATAAGGATAGCTGCTCTTGGGCACCTGAGCCGGGCCGGTGTTCTGCTCGGGGCCCATCTTGCGAACATTGTTCGGGGTCGACATCTGGTCGATCTGGGACTTCCCAGTGACCGAAGTCATGAACATCTGGAAGTGCGCGGTCGCGCGCGCGGACTGAGCCGTGTAGTCCGAGTCCTTCGAATACGCGCGATAGAGCATGTAATCGAGAATCGCGTTGGCGAACACGTCGGGGATGCTGATGTTACCGCCTGAAGAAGCGGCGGCGGGGTCAGCTGAATACACGATTTCCAGCCACGCGCTGGTGCTACTGGCTCCCGGATAGACGTAAAAACTGCGCGGATTCTGCTCGTCGTAGCAGTAGTGTTTGATGGTTGTGGAGTGCGCCGCGTCGCCAGTTACCGCTGGGTCGTGCCACGTGGGTACCTGTGCGTCGAGGATTTCCCGTTCTACGATGCGAACGGCCCGTCGCCCAAGGCCGCCAGAGAGTGCGGACATGTTACGGATGACCCGGAGGAGGCGGTTACCTCCTGCCGGGATGTCCTGCTTTGTCCCTACAGCCATCGGGATTACGACCGTAGTCGCACCCGCATCAGGCTTGAAGAGGACGATTTCGCGCTGAGCATCATTGAGCCAGTTCACGAGTTCAGCTGTGGGCCAGCGGATGCTGGTCGTATCCTGAAGGATGACCTGCGCTCGAGCTACGAGAGTATCAACAGCGACGGTCATTTTGTGTCCTTACAGTTTGCGGGTTGCTTCATCCCACGCCAGCACGCGCTCATCTTCTAGCACAGGC